TTGGTAATCAATACTTTAGATATTATGATGTAAGACAAGCAACTGCTATAACATCAGCTGGTCAATTTGTAATTCGTTTTATTCAAAAAAATGTAAATGAATATATGAATAAGATTTTAAAATCAACAAGTGAAGTTGATTATATTGTTGCGTCAGATACAGATTCAATTTACTTATGTTTAGATAAACTAGTTGAAGCGACTTGTAAAGATAAATCAAAAGCTGATACATTAAAGTTTTTAAACAAAGTTGTTGAAAGTAGAATTGAACCATTTATTGATAAGTGTTTTGATGAACTTGCTGAATATACAAACGCCATTAAACAAAAAATGGTTATGAAAAGAGAAGTGATCGCTGACAAAGGTATCTGGACTGCTAAGAAAAGATATATGTTAAATGTATTAGATGAAGAAGGTATTACATTTGATGAACCTAAACTAAAGATTATGGGTATAGAGGCTGTGAAGTCATCTACACCTGAAGTTTGTAGAGGAAAGATTAGAGAGGCTATCAAACTTATAATGACTAAAGATGAAGATACGTTACAAAAGTTTATCGCAGACTTTAAGAACGAGTTTTATCAAATGACAGCAGAACAAATATCTTTTCCAAGGTCTTGTAACAACTTAAAGAAATATATGCATGGTAGTAATATCTTCATTAAAGGAACACCTATTCATGTTAAAGGTGCGTTGATATATAATCATCAACTAAAACAATTCAAGTTACATAGAAAGTATCCTATTATACAAGAAGGTGATAAGCTTAAGTTTCTAAAACTAAAAGAAGCTAATCCATTTAAGTTTGATGTGATAAGTTATGTATCCAAATTACCTAGTGAATTTAAACTACAAGAATATATCGACTATGATATTATGTTTCAAAAAACATTTGTAGACCCTATGAGTTTTATACTTAATTCTATTGGTTGGTCTACTGAGAAGACAGCTAGTCTGGAGGACTTCTTTGTATAGTTTCTTCATAGTAATAATTTGTATGCATTGGGGATTTGCCACTGGTAATCTTCTAGCATTAAAAACAAATTGGTCTATACCTAGATTTTTAATAATAATTTTATTGATAAAATACTTTTTTTTAACTTATGGAATTTAACACAAACAAAAAACATGGAGTAATATATGCTGACCCACCGTGGTATTTTAAAACGTATAGTGACAAAGGAAAGGATAAAAGTCCTGAAAGACATTACCCTTGTATGTCTCTCGCTGACATTATTCGGTTACCTGTTGGTGACCTTGCTAAGGACGATGCAGTCCTTTTAATGTGGGTTGTTGATCCACTATTGGACCAGGCGTTTAAGGTTATAGACGCCTGGGGTTTTAAGTATAAGACAGTAGGTTTTACATGGGCGAAAACGAATCGAATCAAAATGGGTTTCTTTACAGGTATGGGTTATTGGACCAGAGGCAATCCAGAAATGTGTTTATTGGCTACAAGGGGTAAACCTAAAAGGCTAGATAAGAGTATACCACAATTAGTGGTTGATCAAAGACGAGAACACAGTAGAAAACCAGATATAGTATATGAACATATTGAGAAGATGTTACCAGGACCTTATATTGAACTATTTGCTCGTAGAAAACGAGAAGGCTGGACAAGTTGGGGGAATGAAGTTTGATTTTAGACTTGACTTTATCATTATTATGTGTTATAATGATCTATGTTTTTATCATAATACTATTAAGAATGTGGAATAATGAACAATTATAAAAGATATACTTTACAAGATACTTTAGATAGTGAGAAAAGATCACTATTCAATGTGCTATCAACTTTTGCTGGTGGTGGCGGTTCGTCAACTGGTTACAGATTGGCTGGTGGTAAGATACTAGCAGTTAATGAATTTGTACCAGAAGCACAAAATACTTACAGAGAAAATTATCCTGACACTACAATAGTGCCAGGCGATATAAAAGAATTGACAGGAACATATCTTATGGAACAAGCTGGTGTTAAAGTTGGTGAGTTAGACTTATTAGATGGTTCTCCACCATGTTCAGCGTTCAGTATGGCAGGTTCAGTATCTCATGGTGAAGGTAGAACTCACGCAGATGCGTTTGGTAAAAAGAAACAGTATTCAGATATTAAAGGCGTAGAGAATGTAGAAGATTTATTCTTTGAATTTTTAAGAGTGGCTAAAGATATAAAACCAAAAGTTATTATTGGTGAGAATGTAGAAGGCTTGACAATGGGTGAAGCCAAAGAGTATTTTCATAAGATACAAAATACATTTGAAGATATAGGTTATCTTATAGTTGCTAATGTATTAGACTCAAGTTATTTTGGTGTACCACAATCTCGTAAAAGATGTTTCTTCATAGGTGTAAGAGAAGATGTTGCTGAGAAAGTTGGTATAAACTTTATGACTATGTATCAATTGTATCCTGATAAGAATGATTTTAGAACTACACTTGGTGAAGCAATTAATGATGTAGTGAATGAAGATAAAGAAGAACTAGATTATTTGTTTGATAAGATTAGTCCTGAAAGAGCTGTTGGTAAAACATTAATGAAAATGCCAAAGGATCCAGACAAAGTATTAACAGGTATGGACTATCACGTTAAAGGTCATCACTTTAATTTAAAGAGAAGTAGTTTAAGAAAACCTTGTCCAACAATTACTGCGATGGGTAATCTTGCTGGTGTTGCTGGCACTTGTCACCCAATAGAAGATAGAAAGTTTACTATAAAAGAATTGAAAAGAATTATGTCATTACCTGAAGATTTTATATTAACAGGTGATCATAAAAAACAATCAGAACGGATAGGTCGTATGGTTCCACCGTTGATGATGAAGGCACTTGCTGAAAGTGTTTATAACAAAGTGTTAAAACCATATAAGGAGTTAAACAATGACTAAATTTACTTTTGCTACAAGTAAAGAAGGCTTCGATAATCACATAGATAAATCTGTTCGTGGTTACAGTCACTTATGGGGCGATATACTTAACTTATCAAAATACTTTGTAGAAGATTATACACAAGTTGTTGATATGGGTTGTTCATCAGGCAAACTATTAAAAGGTATGATAGATCAAAACAATAAGAATATTCCTCACGCACAATATACAGGTATAGAAATAGAAGATGATTTTTTTGGAGACTATCCACATGACGAGGAGAAGTATCATCAACTAAATTATTTCAGAGGTGATGTAAGAGAGTTTGATTTTCAAAACTGTTCTTTGGTTACTTCTATATTTACTTTACAATTTATGTCACCTAAAGATAGACAAGAGACGATTAATAAAATCTACAAAGGTCTTAATACAGGTGGTGCGTTTATCTTTTCAGAAAAAACTTTTAGTTGTAATCCAAGGGTACAAGACATGATGACCTTTATGTTTTACGATTATAAAAGACAACACTTTTCTGACAAAGAAATACTTGACAAAGAAGTAACTTTAAGACACATGATGAAACCAAATACAAAAACTGAATTGTATAAAATGGTACAAGATGCTGGCTTTGAAATACATACTTTTTGGCAGAACTTTAATTTCGTTGGTATTGTCGCTTTAAAGAAATAATAAATATTTCTATGGCGATACCTATAGCGAAGTATAACGAACTAAAAGAGTATTGGGATTATCAACGTAAAATAGAATACAATAGAGAAGTAATTTATTTTATGGCTGACAAGTTTCAAAATAGAGTTTATAATGACATGGGTAATGTATCCATAGAAAACTTAAAAAAGATACTTTGGGAAAGAGTACAACCTGAAGATTATGAAGAGCCTAGAAAAGGTTATGTACCAGAAGATGAGAGTTTGAGAATTGAAGGAGAGGGTAAACCCTTTCTACCAAAGATAATGATACCAAAAAATGACCCTCACTTTAAGGGTTGACAAGTTAAGTAAAATAGTATATAATAAGAGTATAAATTTATAGGAGATATGGAATGAGTGATTTTTTAAAAGATATAATTAAAGAAACTGGTAATGAATATGCTGGTTTAGTAAGTGATGGAATAGACAGCGCTGACGTAACAAGTTTTATAGACACAGGTTCATATTCATTTAACGCATTATTATCAGGTACTATCTATGGTGGTATGCCAAGTAATAAGATTACAGCAATCGCTGGTGAAGCCGCAACAGGTAAAACATTTTTCGCACTAGGTATATGTAAAGCATTTTTAGATAAGGATCCTGAAGCAGGTATTATCTACTTTGAATCAGAAAGTGCTATCTCAAAACAAATGATTGAGGCTAGAGGTATTGATTCTAAAAGAATGGTTATCGTGCCAGTTGCCACAGTACAAGAATTTAGAAACCAGTCAATCAAAATATTAGACAAATATATTGAACAAACAGAGAAGACTAAAAAACCTTTGATGTTTGTACTTGACAGTTTAGGTATGTTATCTACTACAAAAGAAATGGAAGATACTGCCGCAGGTAAAGAAACAAGAGATATGACTAGATCACAAATAGTCAAATCAACATTTAGAGTATTAACATTGAAACTTGGTAGAGCAAATATACCAATGATTATGACTAACCACACATATGATGTCATAGGTTCAATGTTCCCTCAAAAAGAAATGGGCGG